CCAGAACATTTCCTCCGGATCGGTGTCCACCACGTTCCCGAGGCCCAGCGCCTCCAGCGCGTCAACCGTGTCCGCGCTGCCGGTGCCGATGGCCTTCGTCATCCGGCGCTTTGCCTGGATGATCGCATCCACGCTCGTGTCGATCAGGTCCGCCGTCTTCTCCATCCGCTGGAGCTCTTCCGGATCCATCTCGTAGATCGCCGCCCGGGTGTTCAGGTCGTCCGCCCAGTCGCCGGCGCCCAGCACATGCCGCGCGATGTAGCTGCCGATCTGCACGGCCTTCTTCATCACGCTTTCCATGCCGCTGGTCATGGTCGTCAGCGCGGACTTCACGTTGTCGATGCTGACGTTCTTCCCGATATTGCCCAGGGTATTGTCCATGTCGGAGACGGCCACGTCCGCGTCGCTCGCAGCGCCGGCGATATTATCCAGCGACTGCTGGGTGTCGAGCATCGCGCCCTTGGCGTTGATCATCTCGCGGTACATGTCCTGGTAGGCCTTGCTGGTCTTCTGGACACCGCGGTCGGCCATGTCCTGCAGGGCCTTCTCCGCGCTCTGGACAACAGCTTCCTGCTGCTTCAGCTTTGCCTTCAGCAGTTCGCTCTTTTCGGTCATGTAGCTCTCGGCGTCGCCGGAAGCCTTGAACTGCTTCTCCGTCAGGGCAAGCTGGGCGTCCAGGGTCTTCACGGCCTGCTTCGCCTGGTTCATGTTCTGCTTGAACTGGGCGATTCCGCTGACCCCCATCTTGAGGTTTACGCCGTTCGCTGCCATGTGCTCACCCTCTCGTTATTCCGTGTTGTGCGTCGTCATAGTTCCGACGGTATATAAACAGGTCCATCACCGCGCCCGGCCGCATCCGGTGAATCTCCGGCAGGCTCAGCCCGGCGATCAGGCCCCAGCTGACCACCATCAGGTAGGTCAGTCTTCCTTCTCTTTTTTTTTGTTCATTTCCTCAAGGGTCACGTCCACCGGTCCCTCTTCCTCTTTCGGCGGGATCTCGCTGGCCATGCCCTCGTTCATCGCTTCCACGCAGGCGTTCACCGCGTCCGCAACCTCTGACGGTTTCAGCGCCCGCAGCACCTTCTTGTCCGTCAGGTCCGGGACTTCCCCGGCCTCTTCCAGCCCTGCGTTCCCCAGGATCCGGATCAGCGTGGCCGCCGCGCCCAGGTGCTCAGCTCCCCCGAAGCGGGTCATGTCCTTCTTGTCGTCCGGGTTCCGTCCCAGCACCAGCAGGATCGCCTTGCTCAACGGCGCGATCTCTTCCTGGATCGTCTTCATCTCGTATGTCGTATAGATGAGCGGGATCTCCCGCCCCTTCAGCATAATCGTCTTCATTTTTCAGCACTCCTTTTACACAAAAAGCCGGAGCGGAGGATGCCCTCCGCCCCGTGTCGGTTCTTAGGTAATTCCAGCCTTGCTGTTCACGTAGGCCTTCGCCTGCGCCAGCGTGTCGAAACTCTTGTGCTGGGCGAAGGTCATCGTCCCGGTGGAGTCCAGGCTGATGCCGGCGCCCTTCCCCTGAAGGGTGGGCACGCGCCACTCGATGTTCTTCTCCTTTGTCCGGGTCTCCTCAGAGGAGACGCTGAACTTGACCTTGTGGTACCACCAGCCCTCGTACTTCGTCGCACCCTTGTCCCGCATCACGCGGACGTAGCCGAAGCCCACATCCGGCGCGGCTGCGTCGGTGATGGTGTACTCGCTGGTCTGTACGGTCTCGCCCAGGAGCAGGCCCCTGGCCGTGTCGCTCAGGCCGGACGGCTCGAAGTCGATCGTGTAGCCGAGCACGCCGTTATCGCTGTCCAGCAGCACATCGTCGCCGTAGAACTCGCCGTCCGCGCGGTCCCAGCTGACGGAAGCGCTCACGGCCTCCGCGAAGTTGCTGCCGTTGCGGTAGCTGATGCTGGTGCCGGGCGTGTAGGTCTGAACCAGCGCCGCGACGGGATATACCATACCCACATTAGCGTTCATAATCGTTAACCTCCGTTTTCTTTGGTAATGGCGTTAAAGGCCGCTTCGACGCGGGCCTTCATGGCCGCCATGGCTTTCTGCTGGCCCTTCCTCACGCCGTTGCGGAAGAAGGGCTGCTTCTTCATGAAACTTGTGCCGCTGTTGATGCCGTTGGCGATGGCGCCGATCGGCTTGCGGTTCTGCAGGCCCCGCTCATACTGGCCCGCCGCCTTCAGCGTGGACGTGGTCATGTTCTCGTGTCCCTTGAACTCCCTGGCCTTGTAGTTCGTCCTGGCCCGGCTGTCCATGTGGTTCCAGTTCACGTCCGCGTATCCGGCCTGATTGATGCCGACTGAGGTGTCCACCTCCGTCCCGTTCTTGTTGAACCGGGCGATACCGATCCCGATGTCGAGCAGCGCCTGCTTCTCTTCCGGAGACGGAAGCCGTTCTTCCCCGTCTTTCGCATACTTAAAAGGCGCGGTTTTAATTCCGCGCATCTCTTTTGTAATAGCTTCGTCCATCACCCTGGCGCCTTCATACAGCGCCTGGGCTGCTGCGCCCGGGGCAGCGTCCGCCAGTTTGCTCAGCAGCTGGCTGATCTCTTCCATCCCTTCGGCTTTGATGCTGTATGCCATCTCAATCACCGTCCGGTTCGGCCACCGGCTCAGCCGGTTCCGGGTCAGGATCCGGCTCGTCCAGCGCCTCGAACACCCACTCGACATGGAACAGGCCCGTGCCGGTTTCGTACTGGGTGCTGTTCAGGTACCAACTGCTGCCGAAGATCTCCGTCAGGATCTCTTCCGTCGCATCCACCAGGTCGTCCCTGTCCGTCAGCTTCGGATAGAACAGATCCAGCGAGCCTTCCCAGCTGCGGTCCATCTTCGCGCCGTCCGCGTCCAGGCTTCCCGCCTCGCTCTCCAGCTGCACCACGTAGTAGGCGCCCTCCGGCCGGGTCTTCCAGCCGTACTCCGCCACCGGCGTGCTGGTCAGCTTCAGGGCGGCCACAAGTGCTTCGTATTCACTCGGCATCAGGTGCCACCTCCTTCAGGCGGATCCGGCGGCTGCGGTGCGGGGAAAGCGTTCCCGTTTTCACGCTGCAGCGTCAGCTCGATGCCGTCCGTCTCTGTGATGTAGGTCCGCAGGACGTTGTACCGCTGCCCGCCGATCTCGCACTTCCGCTCCCCGCCGTACTCGAAGTCGTGAGCCAGGATCACCTTCAGCTCCGGGTTCAGTCCGATCCCCATCGCCTGATAGGCTTCCTGCATCCCGATCGAGCGCACCGTGCAGGGCACCGTCCGCTTCGTCTCGGTCGGATCCAGCCCAACGCCGCCGACATACGGTTCCTCCCGGATCAGGGTGACCACATTAGCCTTCAGCATCGTCCTCACCCTCTCCGTAGTCCGTGTAGCCGGTGGCGTGCATCAGCTGGCCCTTCTGGGTCTCGTAGGCGTCCAGCAGCCGGTCGTAGTTCGGCGGGTTACCGAACCGCATCGCGGCATAGGTGATGATCGCCCGCATGGCCAGCGGGTCCGTCAGCGAGCTGGTGTCCGTCACCGCGTCGTTGGTCCCGATGGTAAAAGCCACCGTCCCGGTCAGTTCCACGCCGGCGATCGCCAGGTCGTTCGCGCCTGCCATCAGCAGGCTCGCGATCTCGCTGTCGTAGTAATCCACCGTCACCCGCAGCGCCTTCTTCGCTTCTTTCAGCATCGTCATCACCTCAAAAATCTGATAAGGGCGGGCGAGTGCTGTTTCCCGCCCGGCGAAACAGGCCGAAGCCCGTAATGCCCGCTCACTGCTGACCCTCGAAAAGTTTGTCGCGGAATCCCTCGTCCACGCTGATCCGCATGATGTGGCCGATCTTCAGCCGGCTGTCGCAGTGGAACTTGATGTCCAGTTTCCGCGCCCGCCAGCAGAAGGTCAGGTCCTCGCCCAGTCCGCCCACAGGGAAAAACGGCACACCGTAGATTCCCATGGCCTCCAGCACGTCCACGCGCATCAGCAGGCAGGCAAACCCGCAGGCCTGCACCTCAAAGATCTGATCCCGGGGATAGTCTTTGAAGATCTCGTTTTCCGGCCGGATCATCTTGCCCTCGATCGTCACGTCCAGCTTGCTGTAGATGCAGGGATTGAACGGCGGCCGCCTGCCGAAGCAGAGCCCCGTCACGGCCTGGCGGCCTTCCATGTCTTCCAGCATCCGGTCCAGCAGGTCCGGCTCGAAGGTCATGTCGCTGTCCAGCCAGAGCACGTAGTCGTACCCGCCCGTCGTGGTGACGTATGTCGCCAGCTGGTTCCGGGCGTCGTATACCAGGGAGGCCTTCAGATACTTCACGTCAATCGTGTCGTCCGGGTGGTGGTCCTTGAAATGGATCAGCATCTCCGTCAGGCACTCGGAAAAGTTTGATTCCTGTGTGTCCATGCAGGGGATTGCGATAATGATTTTCATCGGGTCAGCACTCCTTTTGAAAAATACAAAGAGCAGGGGCTTTCGCCCCGCCCTGTTTCCGTTGTTAAGTTGTTTTAAGACTTGTTCCCGAAGGAGGTCCGGAGGGCGATCGGAAAGCCCTCCGGATTGTCTTCATCAGGTGGTGGCGATGTAGCGCACGATGGCGTTCAGGTCGCCCAGCTTGCCGTCCGCCAGGGTCATGGCGCGGTACACCTTGGAGCCCTTCCGGAACTCGGCTTCCTCGCTCTTCTTGACCTCGACGGCCTTCGCGAAGTTGAACTTGTAGGCGGTCAGGTCGCCGAACAGGATCTCCTCAGAGGAGAGGTTGCCGTCCAGGATGGCCGGATAGCCCATCACGTTGTACTTCACGGCGCCCTGAGGATCGAGCACCACGACGCGCTGCTTGGAGCTGTCGGTCATGCCGATCACCTTGCCGAAGAAGAACTCGGGATTGAAGACGAACTTCGCGCCGTTGTGGTACTGGCCGGGCAGCTTGCCCATGATGCCGCACAGCTGGGCCCAAGTGATACCGGCGCGGGAGA